TCTGTGGCACTTGAACCTGTGCCTTCATCCATTTTATAACCGTGATAAGGAGTTATTGGCAACGTATTAGAATACATTGAAGCTACTTGCTCTGCACTTAATTCTATATCAAATAATTTAAAATCTCTAATGTCTCCATCAAAATAATCTGCACTTACATAAGCTCCTATTCTACTATCTGAATTAATATTATTGTGCATAGCAGTATAAGTTCCAATACCTCCAGCAGTCATAGCTATTGCTACTCCATCAATGTATAAATTAATTCCAGCGTTTGCACTTGTTCCGCCTACTCCGTTGTATGTAGCAGTAACTAATGTCCATTTGCCTTCAACACTTGTGAATGCGTCTGTTGAATCTTGAAATTCAGCGTGGCTAGTAGTTTCATCATATAATGATAAAAATAATTTGTCTGAACTGCTGAATCCAAATTTTAATTCTCTATCTCTACCGTATATTGTTCCACTAGTAGCGTCATCTGCCTTTATCCAAGCAGATAAAGTAAACGGACTATCGTTTGAACCGTCTCCAAACTCTAAATCTCCTGCCGTGTTAGATAAATTAACAAAATCTCCAGAACCATCTAACAATAAAGATGACAAAGCCTTACCCTCTACCTTTCCTTGTGTTACTGTAAACGTTCCATCTGTCGTTGTCCTTGTCGTTGCATCACTACCATCATAGCCATCATATACATCTACACTAAACTTGTCGTAAACTGTTGCTGGGCTGCCTGATGCAGTTGCATTGTTTGAATTAGAAGAACTATCTGTTAAATCTATTGAACTTCCTGCAATCTTCCATCTACCAATTAAATTATCTGCACCGCTTGATTCGTAATTTATCTTAGAAGCTATTTCTCCTACTTCTGTTGCAGTTAAAACATCATCATATATTCTAACATCTGCTAAATTACCTGTGAAAAATTCTGTTTTATCTCTTCCAATGTAAACCTTGTTTGCTGTTAAAGTGTCTGTTCTTGCACTAAAATCTCCGCCCAATAAAGTTTTACTTGTGTCAAATAATTGACCGTCAATATAAAAATTATAATTGCCTATTGTTCCTGAACCGCCGCCATTGTAAGTTACTGCTATGTGATGCCAAACATTAGTATGTAATTTAGCTGCTGCTGTTACCCCAACTGTATTATCATTACTTGAAGTCCCATGTTCTTTAAAACATAGTGCAAGAGAATTGTGACTATTAGAATCATCTTCATCAATAACTAAGATTGCCGCATCATTGCTTGATGTTGAAGGAACTAAACTTGCAATAATATTTTTACTTGAATCAGTCATATAAACCCAAGCAGTTATAGAAAACGCAGTCCCAGACCATTCAATATCTCCTTTAGAAGATGTAGCTGACAAAAAATCGTCAGTGCCGTCAAAAGTATGAACTGCGTCAAGATTTACATCAACGTCTGCTGCTCCTAAGTTTCCTTCTATTATTCCGCCCGTGCCTACTATATTTATTGTACTCATTGTATTGTTCCTCCTACATTTCTAAATGATTCTGCATTGTTTGTACCACTTGATAATTTTAAAGTTCCGCTATTTACTGTAACATTACCCCAATTCATAGTTCCTGAAAACGCTATAGTTTGACCTGTAGTTCCACCATTCAATATAGTCTGACCTAATACATCCAGTGTTAAAGAACCACTGTGTCCATACAAATCTCCTGATGTTAATGTTAAATTATTGTTGATTGTAGTATTGTCTCTAATCTTTTTATAACCTCCAGATAACTCAAGATTGTATAGATTAGCACCAACCTTCATACTTACATTATTATCAGCATCAGTAATTTTTACTGTTCCTTTGTTATGTGTAAATGTTCCATTGTTTTCTAAACCATAAGTTCCTGCTCCACCAGTTCTACTAGTAATAGTAGTAGTTCCGCTTGTTGCATTGTACGTTCCTCCACTTGCTATTGTAAGACTTCCAAATTCGTATGCACTATATGCACTACTATTTCCTAATGTTCCTGACACTGTAACATCACCATCTACTGTAAGATTTCCTCCAGCACTTTCGTGTTCATAAACATCTGTATTAGCAGCAACAGTTAAAACTCCAGCTAATGTTAAAGTATTAAACCATCTTAAATCTGTGCTTGACGTTGCTGTTGTTATATTATTAAAAGTACTTTTAGCATTCATTGTAGACAGTCCACCAATGTCCCAAATAACAGTTCCACCATTATGAACTAAATTACCTGAACCAGAAGTGTCATGTATTCCATAACCTGAAAACTCTGTTCCTTTTACTGTAAAACTACCAGAACCATCTGGTAAATTTACTGTACCGCCTGTGCTTCTTAAACCGTTACATTGAACTGCTGAAGAATTACAAGTTAGATTTCCTACACAATCTATAGCTCCTGTTACTGTAAGTGCATTGTTTTCACTTGTACCTGCTGGTCTTGTTGTTAGTGTTCCTGCGGTTATTGTCAAATTTCCAGCAAAAGTATGCCCATTCTGTAACGCTATTGAATTTCCTGAACTATTAATTGTAACATTATGTAAATTGTGGCCTGAAACGTAAGAGTCTGAACTTGGCCCTGTAAAAACTACAAGCCCATTAGCGTCATCAAAAACGCCATCATCATACAATATAAGTGCATAACCATTAGAACCTACTCCTGCATTTTCACTACTTAAAGTAGTTCCATTTGCGTGTGAAGTTAATGTAATTATACTATCTGCGTGGTCTGCATTTAATAATGAACCGATTGTATGTTCGCCACTGCCTCCAACAAATGTTCCTCCTTGTTTTACCTCTAAACCCCATCCTGAAGTTAGTGATGCACCTAAACTTATGGCTCCTGAAACACAAGTTAATGTTGCAGTATTGGCTCCTGAACTTCCGTCTCCTACTATTGTAGCTCCTGTTACTTCAAGTGTTGCTCCACCTTGTGCCTTGAATTCTCCAGCTGTTATTGTAAGATTTCTTGACAAAGTAGTATCAGCAGTCCATGTAGCTACACAACTTGCGTGGTTAATAGTTAAATCTCTAACATTTCCATCCGTTGGTTTTAAATCTAAATCACAAGCGTCTGGTGTTGTAATAGTAATCATTGTATTTGTTCCAACAATATCGCCATCTATGTCTACAGCATAATCTGAACCGTTTTTACCTACTACTGTAAGTGTTTCAGCATTGCCGTTAAAATCCCCTCCAGCTTGAACTACAAAAGATTTAACAGACCGACTACCATCAAGTACACAATCGTCTGATACGTTTGCAATTATTACATCATCTTCGTATGTTGGAACTCTAGTTGGCGCTCCACTTACAGCCCAGTTAGCCGCAGTTCCATAATCTGTTTCGTTACCACTACTGCCACCAGCCCATGTTGCTGTAGCCATTAGGCCACCTCACTTACGAAGACAATTTCAGAGTATATAGGAGAAGCCATTCACTAAATGGTCCCCTGTAAGAATACTTTACAATTACCTGCTGTAAAATTTGGAGTTCCAGAAGCTATAGTCATTGTAACACCTAAATTCCGTAAACCCGTAGTAGCTATAGATTTCATTGCGCTTGTAGCATTTGTTATTGTAATATCATCGCCAATCTGTGTCCAGTTAGCTCCACCAACAGTTCCTGCTTCATCAAACAAACTACCATATACTTTTGCAGTTATAGTTGCAGTTCCTGAATCTACACCATGTTTAATTTGTAACGTTGCTCTTTCATATACAGTTGCATCTATTTCGCTAATAGCAACAGCGGCACTTCCTGAAAGTGCTACTACTGCACCATTTGTTACTAGTGATGTTTTTAATGAATTGCTGTGTCTTTTGTTTGTTACTGTATTTGCCATTAATCAGCCCTCTTAGCTTTCTTCAAGCCTTTGGGCTTTTTAACTGTTTCGCATTTACAGACGCCTTTGCATTTGTAACTACCTTTTGGACAGTCTACTTTTTCTTGCTTGGTTCCAAGAGCTTTGCTGCCAGTTCTAACCCCTGCGCCGACCTTCTTAGTCCCAACTTTAGTTTGGACTTCAAAGAGGTCTGGTTTGGTAAGTAGTTTTTTAACAAACTCTTTGTTTCTTTTGTCATTCTCGTCAAACGTGTAGACTGCATTTGGGTGGAACGTAATGCTACGCCCACCGTCAGCCCTACCAAAAGAAAGCCTATTCCCTTTGTACCTAATCGTAACCATGATATCATAGCTCCAATTAATCTAAGCGCTCTTCAAATCTCTAATTAGTCCCTGTGTATTGAACTTAGTACAGATTAGTTCTCCAGCAGTCATGAAAGCATAGTTTCTCTTTAATGCTTGCACGTTTGCCAAATCTTCTTGTGCCAAGAAAGTTGTTGGTGCTGCAATCTTCATGTAAAGGTTTTCCATATCTAATAATAGAATTGGACCCATTCCAGTTCCACCAGATGAACCATTTAATTCTGTAGCCAAATGTTGTGTTGCGTAGATTGGTATGCTGTCATAGTATCCCATGCGTCCATCTAGGTTCATTCCCGGTTCTGAAGCGACTCCGTTTGTTCCTTTTGGTGCTTGAGCTTCTAATGCCATTCTCCATGTTGCATTTGAACTTCCTGCTGTAACTAATTGTTTTAATTCAGTTAACTGTTGATGACCCATCAAAAACATTAAGTTGTCGTATGATGCGCCGTTTTCTATTGCATTTTGAATAGTTGCATCTAATGCAGCTAAACTTAATATTTCATTAGTTCCGTATGAACCTGTGCCATCAGAATTACCTGCGTAAACAAAACCATCAGCCCATGTTGCTCCATCTCCTCTTCCATCTAAGTTGTAAATGTCAACTTCTACTGCTACAACTGAACTATTAGCTGCTACTTGAGCAAAATTACTTGCTACACGAGTTAAGGTTTCAAAATTAAGATTTGCTGCTCCTGCTGCGTAATCTGCGGTCAACATTCCATCAATATGGAAAGAATGTGCTTCTGCTGCTTGCGCCCTTAGGAAAGCGGCTAATCCTTTAACTCCATCATCTGCTTCAGCTAAGATAGCTGCTTTTGTAGTCACAGTGTAAGGACTTACAATTTCTTTGATGTCTGCTTCTACTAGTGCTAGGTCTGGCACATCTGATGTTCCAAATGCTCCACCTTCTGCTACTCCAGTATTGCTGCCAGATACAGTTCGGTCAGTTAATACTCTCCATCCTGATTGTGTCCAACCTTCTTTTCTAAATAACTTAAATACATCAGATTTGGTGTTTAGCTGATTAAAAACTGATGCCCCATACATTGTGTTAAAGTATGCTGCGTCAGAAGTTGTTCCGCCACCGTCTGAACGTAATGCGTCTTTCTTTATGCCATATCTTGCTGAGATATCTAAACCGCCAGTATAGTAAGCGTTGACGTAATCTTCAAAACTCATTCCAGCCATTCTAGAAACCTCCTACTAAGTTTTTGTTTGATTTCATTCTATCTATTTCCTCTAGTGATTTTGATACATTCAAGAAGTCAATTTCCTTTTGTTCTTCAGCTTTTGGAGCTGGAGCAGGTGTTGCTTTCTTTCCTGTATAAACGTTAATTCCATGTTTCTTCAAGGTTGCTAAAGATTTTTCTAAGTCATCAATTTTTGTAGATTTCTCTTCTTCGACCATCTTTTCTTCTTCTTCTTCTTCCTCTTCTTCAGGTTCTTCTTCCTCTTCTTCCTCGTCTTCTTCGGCTTTCTCTTCGCCGCCCATATCTTCAAGGTATGCGAGTACTTCTTTTAGTTTAGCAAGTGTGGCTTCCATGTCTTTGTATAGCGCCTCTTCCTTACCAAGTTCAACTGGCTCTTCTAATCCAGCAGCTAATTCTACTTCCTCTGTTTCGACGATTTCTTCGTCCTCAGATTTAGCGTGATTGCCACCACAAGTGCATTCTGTCATGTCTGTTTATGTATGAAAGGCTATATAAGCAACAATAACTTTCCGGAAACTACTACTTTTTACCTTTTTTACCACCAAGTAATCGTTTTATATTTTTAGGAGTTAACATGCGGCCTCTAGCTTTACGCCAATATCCTGAGCGCTCAAACATAGCACGTCTAAAACTTAATCCGCTAGGGTCTTTTACATTTCCGGGGTCTTTACCGCCAGTTCCGGGACCATGTTTGTATGGCGGATTAGGTTCTTTATCTGCACCGCCATCTTGGTGACCAAATTTACCATAGTCGTACCATAAAGCTCCACAGAATCTTTTAGGGTCTGCCGCCATTGGCGCGCCATAATAAGTTTTTAAATTTCTTGCATTTTGAAGACAGTTATTCCATTGCGTCTTAGAAGGATTTTTACCTCTTTTAGGTTTTTTTTTTCCTTTTGGTTTTTTTTTAGGCGCTTTAATTATGTCTATACCTTTTTGCACCATACACTTCCGCGTGCCTGCTATATCCCAAATGTGTTTGTCAATCTTACCTAATATGTCAGTTACACTACTTGTACTCCACATCTTACAAGACCAATACCTTGCCTTATGTTTAGGACCGGGACTATCACAGTTATGTCTTGCTCTAAAGTTTCTACGCTTTTCTGGACTATCACGCTTAATGTCCATCTTAGGGTCACCAAACTTTACTTGTACTGTATTACCCTTTTCGTTCTTTGCATAAACCCCAAACTTCTTGTTCTCACCCTTTAACCGAAAAGGCTTGTTAAGTTCAACCTTCCTACCTTGATACTCGGCTTTATTTATAATTCCAATAATGTCATCAAGTTCTTGATTCATTTTACTAAATCTTCTGGCTTGAATTGCTCGCTCTTGATTTACTGCACCTGCGCGCGTAGAATGACAACCTAATAACTTTTTATCCTTCTTAGCAAAAAGACAATACTTCTTTCCCCTGCGTTCTATTATCTTCTCTATCATTCCCTCTATTTCATCTAGAGTTACTTGCTTTGTCACCTTAATAGGTTCTGTTTCTTCTTTTGCTGCTGCTACTTGTGTAACAGTAGCTTCTGGGTTAGCTGGTCTGTTGCCAACCCATGATACGGACCAAAGAGATAATTCGGAGATGTTGTTGTGGCAGACTTCTCCTTCGCAGACCTTCTCTTGTTTTTCAGCTTCCCCTCTAATAGAGGAGCCACCCTTGTCACCGTAAATCTTCATCTCTTCCCATACTCTGTCATGCATAGGAAGCTTGTTGTGTACTCCAACTCTAATCTTAACCTTACCGTCTTTAACCTTATATGCAAGAGGTAGCCCTACTGGCATCTCCTCATGCTTGTATGAATAAACCCCGTATTTCATATAGAAATCCATGGACTCTTTAATTGTGTCAGTTCCTATCTTGTCGTTCTGTTTGTCGATGATAGGTGAAGAAATATATGTCTCTAAGATTCTCTCGTTATACCACTCTGGTCGATAGACCTGCCACTTAGTATTCTGAGCATCTGCCACAGCCTAAGATTGGCTATGTGTATATAAGTAAGTATAACTTTCCGGAAACTATTCGTAGTCTTTTTTAAATTGATTGCCTACTCTAACTATTTCACTATTTATTTTACCTGTGGCGTTTAACAATGCTGGACGAATAAAGGGCTGTTCTTTTTTAAATGGTTGATTTTTTTTAATAGCATTAGAAAACGCAAATACATTATCTGCATACTCGTCAACATTAGCAAATGCCTTCTTGGGGTCGCCTGTTGGAACAAGTCCCCCATACTCTATCATATCTGCAGCAGGATGGCTACTGCCTATTGACAATGTAACATCATCATCAGATATATCTACTGTAGTGACAATACTATCACCCACAGAACCTGTAACTTTATTGACTTGACTATACAATATGTTTTTTGCATCATTTTCAATTGTCTCTTCAACGTTACTTGCCGCAACCGCTAGAATTTCATGCCAAGTTTCTTTTTTTTTAAAAAAATTAATTGTACGATAAAAACCTTCAGTGTCCCATTCTATAGCCATTATTGATAAGACGCTACTTCTTCAGGAGACACATCACCGTACTTTTCTTTCCACTTACGATTTACTTTGTCAGCAACATTCTTTCTCATTAACATTCTCTGACTTTTGTTGTACTGTTTCATGTACTCGCCCTTGTTATTCCAAGCCCTATCATGCTCACACTCTTCACAAAAACCATTAGACATTAACCTAACTCGACTTTCTCCTGCCATACACTTCTTGCAACTCTTCATGGCTTCAATGCTCCTACCTCTGGTTTGTCATCTGAAACTGTTACTTGTGGCTCATCTGGAAGTACTAGATTTCCATCCTTATCCAATGTTGCCTTGATTCCCAATTTGTTTAATACTGTAATTATATTTGCCTTCTGTAACATGTTAGCTAATGCTTGTTGCTCGTTCTTTACATTGATATCTGCAAACTTAACCTTCCAAGTTTTAATTCCCATCAACTTCATCAATGGTCTAAGGAATCCCATTTCCAAACATTGTTGGGTTTCTAACACAGTCCTGTCAAACAAAGATATCTGCTCGCCTTCTGCATTCAACCCACCTACACCTGCTGTACTGCCTGTTACTATCGGCATCACTCCATAAGCTGCGTTTATGTCGTTGTTAATGCGCTCCATGTAAGGCAAAGCCATTAACTCATCCATGTTAGGCATAACTGGCACAAACTTAGCCTGACCACTTCCCGTACCTTCTCCCCTACTACTTATAATAGGAACAAAGTTTGGATTCCTTCGAGTTTCCTCTGCTATGTATTCTCCTAACCGATTTAATGATTCCTCATCATGTCCGGGAATATCTAAGAAACCTTTAGGTGGCCTCTCTAATTTGTAAATCTTATTTTGGAAGTTTTCAATAGCAAGTGCTGTTTCGATTTTCTTAGAAAGACCTATAATTGGCGACTGTCCATATAATCGGGCATTCGCACTGTATTTATTGAAATGAATTATCTCATCCCTTGCAAAAGGAATCTTGTCTTCATCCTGACCCATGTCATAAAAGTAAGCTATAGGTTCTGCCTCAAATCCACCTTCTCCTAACTCTCCCTTCGCTAAAGGCTCTCTGGTGATTATATCAAAATATTCTTCATTCTTAAACTTACCATAGTCATCAACCGCAAATCTCATTTGCTTTGCATCTTCTACCCAAAGCTCCTTGACTATCTTACCATCCGTTCCCTGAATCCTATCATAAACAATACTTACCCAACAATCATCGAAAACCTCAACTTGTCGTATCATTGCTTTAAAAAATTCACTTGCCGTAATGTCTGCATTACCGCCACTTGGATTTCTAAGAAGAAGCTCTAACATCTTTCTTTCTTCTTTATCACCTGTATCTCCAACAGCATGGTATTCCCATCCTTTCGCTACAGATTGTGATGCTATCCTTGTTATAACCGTTCGTAGATGAGAATACCTGTCAGCTAACTGTTCTAAATAAAATTGGTCTACTGGAGGAAGTATATCTGCCTTAAACGCACGATTACTACCTGCTGTACCATACGCGGGAGTCCTTGCCTCTTTGTTAACTGTAGCTGTGTTTCTCTCTAACAATTCCTCTAACGCGGAACGCTTCCGCACTGGCGAACGCCCCAACAATCTATCGTACCATGCCAAGTTGTATCGCCTCCAATGTTGTATTTATCTTATTAAGCCTTTCCTTTTTCTGAATCACATCTAATGTTTTTTGCAATTGTCTGCTCCACCTGT